ATAACTTTTCTTTTATTACCTTGTTTCTTATCCATTTGTTTGCCAATATTATGTGATTTAGGAAAACCACTTCCATATATCCAATTTATCATATCTCTAATTTCAAACCCAGCATCCTCAATGGCAACTCCTAATCTATGATAATTTCTAGTAGCTGCAAAAGCAAGAAGATATGCTCCTGGTTTCATAACTCTATATACTTCATCCCAAAATCCTTTTTGGAATGCAATGTCTCCGCCATCCCAAGTCTGTCCCATAAATCCTTTAGCAGCTCTATGATAAGGACCATTGCGTCCTTCTTTTGTATCTTGGTTATTAATACCTTTTTGTCCTGGTCCAAATCGTTTAACAATAGACGCTAAATGATAAGGTGGGTCGGTCACACACGAATCAAATATATTCTCATCTAAAGTTTTTAGATGTTCCATACTATCTGCATTTATTATTTTAGTTTGCATAAGTATATACCATAAATTTTATTGACAATATCAGTAAACATAACTGCCATAATTTCATATTAGTTAAAGCAAGATGTTGTCCAAAACTTACAGACAAAGAAAGTGTTAATAATAATATCATCCATTCTAATATCATCCGAAAAAGTTCTCCAATGTTGCTCCTTGTCCTTCAATTGACCACCCAATTGAATCTAAAATAAATCTCAATGGGTCTGTAAATGTTTTTGTAAATTGAGTTTCATAATCTACATATTTTTGTATATCAAATTCTCTAGGAAGAATTGTTGAAAAAGATACTACTTGTTCTTTAAATGTATTGGGTAAATTTAGCATTAAAAATTTTATCTTATCGCCTTCTTTTATTGTTGGATACTTATGAGTTAAATGATTTCTTTTTAAATAATGATTATATATTAAAGCACCTTTAACGTGTATTGGACTTCCTTTTTTATATACATTGGAAGTATCTGTATATTTTGAAACATTATTACAAGTTCTAGGAAAAGCAATTTGTTCTGGTGTCATTTTTAAAAATTCTTTTTTAAAGTCAGCTACAAATTTAATTAAATCTTCTTGTCCTTGATTCATAATAACACCAATCGCTTCTTTAATCTTACCTCGGCAAACTTCTGGTGTAGATGATTTAACTGCTTCAACACCCATTACTTTTAATTTAGGCTGTTCATATCGTACACCTTCATCATCACACAAATTCAACACATACCGTTTCTTAGCGACCCATATACCCTTGTTTGCAATGACCTCACGTTTCATTATCATTTTTTGAGCATACGCATTTACGTACTTCGCTAGACGTTTAAAACTATCATCTATGACCTTTTGTAGTTTATCTTCACTTGCCTTATCTAAAAATTCAACTATTTGTTGTATTGATTTTCCTTTACAAACCTTTTCAACTAATGGTGCCATCTTAACATAAATCGAATCTGTATCGGATGCAACCACATAACTTTTATTTTCTGTTCCTAAAACCTTATTCATAAATTTATCAACATCATTTTCAACCCAACGAATTGATAATTGTCCACCTAAAGTAATTGCCTCTGCTTGTCTTACATCAAAATATCTAAAATATTGATTACCAATAGCACCATAAGCACTATTCAATGCAATCTTTTTTGCCATTTGAATATTATGACACCTTGAAATTTCATTTTTATAAATTGGGTCTTTTGTTTTTTGATATTCTATTTGTGCCTTGATAGATTGTTTTTTATAAACAACTCTTTCACCATACATTTTCTCCATCAACTCTGGAAGAAAACCTTGTTTATCTTTTTTAAACATAGCACCATTGGGTGCAATGGTTACATTTTTACCTTTTGCAAAATTTAAATCTGCTCTTTCATTTAAAACACTATCAACATTAACACCGTGATGTTGAACACCAACAAATGTTTCTGGTGAAATATTATACTGCATTATTAAATGTGGATATAAACTATTCAAATCAAAAGAAACAATCCAATCGTGCATTCCTAAAGCTGGATCCTTAACATACGCACCTTCATATTTTGTATCCTTTTCGTGTTCCTCTCTTGGAGGAATCATTATATTTTTATTTCTTAAATGATTATAAATTAAAGTATCCCAACATCTAACTTGACTAAACACATCTATATAATTTACCCGAGATTCATATGCCATCGTTAAACATAATTCAATCAATTTCATTTTGTCCTCAAGTTTATCCACTAACTCTACATCTTGGATATTATATTCTATAAATCTTTGATAATCTTTAGTATAAAAATCTTTGAAAGTATCATATGGATTTTCAACCTTCTCTTCCCCTAATTCTAGTTTAGAAATATAATTTAATCTATAACTCTCTCTACGGACATAAGTAAATTTTCTATACAAATCAAAAAAATCTAATACGGTAATACCTAACATATTCCACCATTGAACATTTTTATTTCCAAATTGTACTCGTTCTGCATTAACAATATTCCAAGGTGATATTTTATTAATCGTATCATTGTCAAAAATCTTTCTTATACGATTCATTAAATATGGTATATCAAAAAACTTAACATTCCATCCTGTGATAACATCTGGATGATTTTTACACCAAAATTTTAAAAACTCTAATAATAAATTTCTTTCATTACTACATTTAATATAAGTTAAGTTTGATTGTTTGGTTACAAATTCTCCTGTACCCCAAGTAATAAGTTGTTTATTGCTATGATTTTTAACCGTGATACAAATAATTGGTTCATTAGCAGTATCAACATCTGGGAAACCGTGTTCAGCTTCACACTCAATATCTATTGTAAATATTTTAATTAATTTTTTATCCCATTCAACACCTTGCCCATACTCGTCAGCAATATATTGATATGGAAACCTGTCCATTCCATAGATTTTGAATTGAGGCATTGACTTATAAGTTTCCTTAAATTGTTTTGCCTTACCAATACTATGAAATGGTTTAGATTTTAGAAATGTGCCGTCTAGTGTCTGATATATAGATTTTTCTTTTGTTGGCGTATAGAGAGTCGGTTGATAATTAATTCTACTTAAATAGGGTTTGCCGTCTGCAACTCCTCTTATTAAAAGTTTGTTTTTATATTCAATAACGTTAGTATAAAAATTCATAATTTAATCTCCAAATCCATCAATTGCTCTTGGACTAATTTTTGCATTGCCATCTGTAGGTATATGTACTACAAGTCCATCAAGTTTTTTAGTCAATTTTACTTGACAGGATAATCTACTTGTTTGATTTCTGACATTAAAATGCCAGATTTAATAGGTCAATTTCACCCATAATATATCTTACTCCTTCAAGTCTTAATAATTATGTTTCACTCACTTTCGGTTCTGTATCCGAAGGACGTGAATCTTCTTCTTTATTTTCTGCAGCTAAATCAGCTGTAGATTCTTCTTCTTCTTCTTCTTCTTTTTTTATTGCTTCTTGTTCTTCAGCAAATCCTTTTGCCAAAACTTCTGAAGTAGAAGGTTCTTTTTTTACATCCGTAGATGGTTTCTTACCAATGTTATATTTCGCCTGAAGATTCCAGTCCTTTTTTTCTTTAAACGCAATTATTTTAATTTGCGATAAAGGGGCTTTATCTTCAACAGCTTCTTTCTTAACTATTGATAACAAACTCCAGTCTTGCAATAAACTTGCGACCGTGTTTCTTCTTTGTATATCGTTTTGGATTAATGTTGCTTTCTTGCCGTCTAAAGCAAACAATTCTTTGAAATGTACTATGTAATATTTTCCTTGTTTATGTAGTATGTGACAAGATTGATATAAGATTTTATCTTTTCTACTTGCAACTCCTATTCGGGACAAGGTCTCCCTTATTTTCAAAAAGTCGTCTGGTTGTTTTAATGTTATTTCTAACATACTATCAGGCGACCATTGTATAGATTCATCACTCATTTAGTTCTCCCACCTTTGTCAAGTTTCTGTTTTATTAATTCAATATGTTTCTTTGATAGTATGTCCAGAGCAATTCTAGCTTTTTGATTGCTATAACCATAATATTCCTTTACATACTCTAGGTTTTTTGGACGACTTGTAGAAAGCCATTTGCCTCCAAACCTACGTTTCTTTCTTATACTATTTAGAAGAAAATGGAATTGTAACCGTTTAGCTAGGCCGTGTCTTTGATTCATTTCATTACCCATTAAAATAGTATCAACGTGTTGGGATAAACAGCGATTAATAACAAAAGGTGGGTACTTCTTTTCCCAAGTTATGTCATCGCTGTCTAATAAATTTTGTTTGCTATAATTGATTGCATTTAAATAATCTGATAATTTATACTGATTCATCTTTTTTTTCTTTCAATGGGTCCTTTATTTCTTTTATTTTAGAAACTTTATTGCTTTTAAATAATCTTTTAATTCTGGCATCATTACTCCTAAACCACCATCTCCAGATAGCAGACCTAGTCATAGAAACTACTGTAAATATTAAAGCAATTCCTATACTGTCCAATATGGTTGGATACAATCCAAATAGTGGAAAAATTAACAACTGTATTAAAATTGCCAAAATAAAACCACTACCTACATCTATTATACTTTCAAATATATCTCTTTTCATTTTATATACCAGGACAAATCGTGTAAAGGTGTTATTTTGTTCATTTTTCTCCTTTATTTAAATTCTTTTCTAATTTATTAGAATTTATCATTAAATTATTGTTCCTATATAATTTTCTACATCTTCATATCTATAAAATACTTTTACATTTTTAGATATAGTTTCTATCTTATTATCAATATAGTTCTTTATACCTTTTTTCCATCCAGTACCTAATATTGCTAATATAATATCGTTCTCTGGAAATTGATGTTTAACATTTTCTAAAAGATAAGGTATTTTCTCATCTGTAGAACCTGCTTTATTTTGTGATTTAAATTCTATTCGTATTCTTTTATTTTTTAAAAATAAAACAAATTCAGTTTTACAGATACTATCTTTGTATATACTTCTATATGGAAAATCTTTAACTAGTAATCTATCATCTGGGAATAATTGTCCTTTACCACTTTTAGAATATTTGGTATAATAGATACTCCCTATTCCTTTTGAATTACAAAATAATTCAAATTTCTTTTCATAGGACATACCATTGTATTTTGCTTTTCTTAAACTTGGGTTATTAATCATCTTATTTTTGTTTAACATATACTCTACCCTTTACCTTTGTCCAATTAAGTTCATACATTTAATCTCTTTCATGTTTCTTACATATAGTACATATACTTGTTGAAATGAAATCTTAACATTAAACAGTTTTTTAATTTTTATTGAAAGTTCTCGATAAGTAAATGTTGATTTATTTTTTACAATATAAACTAATGCTTTAAATTTAATGCTATTTTTATCCCAATCTAAACATTTTATGCCATTTTTAATTACCATTTTTTTACCAAACTCTAATGCACCACCATGATACTCACCTCTTTCTTTTTGTTTTTTAATTCTTGCTTTATGAAGTGATGAAAACGATGCTGGTCTTTTTATATCGTGTAGCATACCATGATGTATATAACATACTGATAATAAATTTGTTTCATCATCTGATCCACCTAAAAAATGAGGATCAATATGATGATTTTCTATATCTACTGTGCTACCACAAACTGCACAATGTTTAGTTATCATTTAAATTTACATTGTGCCATTATTTCTGTTAAACAAGCCACAAGATTAATCTCCTGGTCTGCAACAAAGGCACTCTTATATTGATAATCAGCAATTACTAAAACTGCTTGTGGGATAGATTTAGAATCCAAATGTTTATATAATACATCATAGATATTACTGAATAGAGAAGATGGATCCTTATCTAGGTTTTGTATTACCCATTTTCTCATATCACTAAATCTTTTTTCTTTTAATAATCTAACTAATTCTTTATTATTGATTTCAGAAATTGAAACTAAAATGCCACTATCTATTTTACCCCTTACTGAATACCTTTGTAATTCATTTATGGTTCTTCTAAAATCTGGATAGTGTCTTTGTATTAATTCTGCAACTACTTTTTTATCAGCACTAATACCTTCTTCTTTTAAAAGGTCCATTAGTCTATCTAATAAAGCAATAGCCGTTGTTACCTTTTGACCATTAGAAATTCTAAAGTCAATTACGGTACAACGACTATGTAGGGCAGGTATAATTTTGTTTTTGAAATTGCAAGTAAATATAAATCTACAATTTTTATAAAATGTTTCTATAAAATTTCTTAAAGCAGGTTGTACTGAATCTGGATTCATATAATCTGCTTCATCTATAATCACTACTTTATGATTAGATGTTTCGGTTAAAGATATTGTGGACGCAAAGTTTTTAATTTGTGTTCTTAATGTATCAATGTGCCGACCTTCATCGGAACCATTAATCATTACATAATCACAACCTAATTCTTCACATAAAGCACGTGCAACGGTAGTCTTACCTGTACCTGCAGTACCAGACAATAATAAATTTGGGATTTCTTTTTTCTTTAAAAATTCTAAAAATGTATGTTTTAAATCATCACTTAAAATACAATCCGAAATAGTTTTCGGCCTATACTTTTCTACCCAAAGGAAATCTGACATTGTTTTTCACCTCTTTCATAATATTATAATATGATATTTCTCTAGTTAAAAATAGAATCAGCTTCTAATGCAATCCAATATTCAACTTTCGCTTTGCTATTAACAAAGTGTGCTATCTTTTGTTTAGATAGAACTACATCATAATCACCAGGAATTAATTTCAAATTTTCTGTTTTGATATATGCTGTAAAATTAGTATCCGTTTCACCAACACTTATTGAAGATTGATTTGAGTTGCTATTCTTCTTATCTAAAGCAACTAATTTGATTTTACCACTTTCACCTTTAATTGCAAGGTCTGGTAAATTTAAATTAACAAATAGTTTCTTTAAAGATTCATAGCTACTATTCATCAATTGAAAACACACAGATAAATCTAGCATTTTAATTTCCTTTGAAGGAAATCTTAAAGTTAACTTGTCAGCAAAAGCATATCTTGCTGAAAGTGTTGATTTTTCATCATTGATTGTCATACTAGTTTGGCCATTAAACTTAATCACAGGCGATTGAAAAGAATCTATTGCTCTTAAAAATTCGGGTAAATCATATACTCCAAATTCTTGCTCAATGTCTTCCTTAATCTCTGCCTTGGCCACTATATTTTTCATAGTGGACATTGTTTTAAGTTTATTACCAACTTTAAATAATATGTTTTGGTTAATATCGGAAAAGTTTCTTAAAACGGTTACCGTATCACTTGATAGTTTCATTTTTTCTCCTTATCATAATTTAATAATAATATAATATAATGGGCGGCTTTGATTAAGTCGCCACGATTATATCCGTTCTTCTTGCCATAACGACACAAATACTTTATAGCATTTGCGTGGCAAAAATCTTTACCTATGTTCAATGTTTTGAACAAGTCTTGTACTTGAAAACCATCCTTACCTGTTGAGTAATGTTGGTCATAAGTAGTTTTGATATAAGTTAAAATTTCTTCTACAATTTTATCTTCATTATATTTCATAATATATTAGAGTCTATTATATCAAAATTTCAGTAATTGTCAATATGCTATCTTATTCAGTAGCTGTAGTTGGTTCAACTGGACAATTAGGGTTCTCTAAAGCGTCATTTAAAGCAGCTATATTTGCGTCTAATTCTAAGCCAACAGCTTCTAATTGATTTATAACTCTTGCTCTTTCAATCTCTGCCTTAATTCTTTCACCATCTGCTTCTACTACTCTACCTTGTAAAGCATCTACTTCAGCTTGTAATGCACTTTTCTTATTGTTTTGGTCTGCCACAATAATTAATAAAGCAACCACAAGTATAAAGGCTAGAACTCCCTTTGCAAAGGATCCCTTTATTGTAAACTTCTTTTTAATGTCTTTTAACATTATAATATCTCCTATTTTTTAGTATCAATTAATTCGCAAGTAATCTCATCAGCTAACAATCCAGCATCCT